ACCGGTTCAATCATTCCGTTGACCAAAATATTCACGGATTCCGATGGCGACGATTGGTTCCAATACACCAACCCGTTGATGATGCCATCCAAACGAGCCATCGCCGCAGAAGTGGCGACCAGGTTTGTGGAAATGAACATGACCAAAGACCAATTGAAAACGATGGTCGAAGCCATGAAAAAATCCGCCAACGCCGGCAACATCGTTGAAATGTTCCATTTGTTGGCCGAAATCGAATGGCGGTTGGAATTCATTGGCGAAGAATCAACATTGATGGAATTGGCCGCGTGTTATTATGTTTTGAATGGAGAAAACGAAACGGAATTCAACGACGTTTTCAAACAGAAAAAAATTGATAAGTTGAACCAAAATCCATTGGTCCGCGATTTTTTTGTCCAAAGGGCGTTGGAATCCACAATCAAATTTTCGGAATTATCGTCGGACGATATCCGCGAATTTTTGAAGGTCAGCGCCCAGGAAAACGAAAGGTTCAACCGCATTTTGCAAACGCTGAAATTGGACGGTACATTGACGACATCAATTTCACGAACCAAATCATTTGCGAAAACAAAGTCACCGAAATGAAGGCGTTGGAATCTTTGTCGGTTGATGAATACTACCAAACAATTTCAACGTTCTTCAGGATTCAAGATGAACGGAATGAACAAACGGAAAAAATGAAATAAGCATGGCAACAGAGGTCAACAATATATTGTTCAAATTGCAAGCGGACACCGCCCAACTACGGAGCGAATTCGCCAAATTGAACACGGGAATCCAAGGCATCCAAACCAATACCAAGGCCGCAGAATCCGGATTGAAGGGTTTGAAAACAACCATCGCCGGAGCCGCCGCCGCGTTTGGCGGATTGTCCATTGCCGGGGCGTCGGTTGATTTCGCAAAGGGCGCCATCAAAGCCGTCGCGGATTATGAATCCGTTCAAATATCATTGGAAACGTTTTTGGGTTCGGCAACAGCCGCCAAAGATTTGTTCAAAGAATTGGAACAATTCAGCATCAAAACACCGTTCACGCCCGAACAAGTGAACAACGCCGCCAAATCACTGTTGGCGTTTGGTGAACCGGTCGAAGGGTTACAAACGACACTTTCGCGCATTGGTGACGTCGCATCCGCCACCGGTAAGGATTTCAACGAATTGTCGGTCATCTACGGCAAAGCCCGTGTTCAGGGAACCTTATTCGCTGAAGACATCAACCAATTGACGGAGGCCGGCGTTCCGGTCATTCAATTGTTCGCGGACCAATTGGGCGTTTCCGCCAGTGAGGTGAAAAAATTGGGTTCCGAGGGGAAAATATCATTCGCCAATTTGGAGCAAGCGTTTTCAACGTTGACATCCGAGGGCGGACGATTTTTCGGATTGACGGATAAATTGAGCCAATCAACCGCCGGGCGATTGTCGACATTGGAAGGCAATTGGACGGAGTTACAACGAACCGTTGGTGAGGGCGTGTTACCAATATTCGAAACGTTAACCGACGCCGCGTTTGCGTTGATTGCAGGATTGCAACGTTTACCATCGTTCATTGAAGAAAACCGCCGAACATTTATTTTGTTGGCCGGGGCGATTGGAGTGTATTTGACAATTCAAAACGCGGCGGCGATTGCCCAATTGCGCTATGAAATTGGATTCAAACGATTGTTGATTCAAGAACAATTATCGGTCGCCGCCCAAAAATTGCGGGCGTTTTGGACCGGAGCAACAACAACAGTCACCAATTTATTGACCGGAGCCACAACGGCGTCGGCGGTTGCGACCAGAGGCGCGACCATCGCCACCCAAGCGTTCAACGCCGCATTGAAGTTGAATCCAATTGGTTTGGTCATTGGGGCCATCACCGCGTTGTTGTTGTTGTTTTCGGACTACATTTTCGCGACGGATGAAGCGGTTGCCGCCACTGAAGAATTGACCGCATCACAAAAGGCGGTCAACGAGGTGAACGCCATCGCCAATGAACAAATCGCAAAGGAAACCGGAGAATTGAATTCGTTGTTTGCAAGCCTGAAGAACACCAACGCCGGAAGCGCCGAACGCGCGAGGTTGATTGATGAAATCAATGGCAAATATGGAACGACGTTGAAAAATTTGACGGATGAAAAGGCGTTCGTTGAACAATTAGATGTTGCCTACAAAAATTTGGTGACGCAAATTCAAAACAAAGCAAGGGCCGAAGCCAAACAGACAGTTTTAACGAAACTTTATGCGGACCAAGCAAGGGCGGCGGATTTTTTGGCCAATTCAACCGGCAATTTGGCGAAGGAAGCCGCAACAGGAAATCAAAACATTTTGGATTTCATCAACACCCTGGTTCCATCACAACAGGAAGCCGTTAACAAGTTAATTCCGTTATATCAACAATTGCAGTTGGCAACAGAAAACGCCAAAGCCGGACAGGAAGGCGCGACGGATGAAATCAAACGTTTGAACGCCGAAATTGTAAAATTCGGAGGCGTTGAATTGATTGGGGGCGCGTTCACCACATTGACCGAAAAGGAACAACAGGCGTTGGATGAATTAAACAAATCATTTTTGACAACGACCGAAGATGAATTGGAAGCATTGGAAGAACAAAACGCCGTTCGCGACAAATTCATCACATCGTTCGATTTTTTCTTGCAACAATACACCGACAGTTCGAACGCGTTGGATGCGGTCAACAAAGAATTCGTGATTGACCCGTTCAAAAATTCAAACGCAACAGCCGTCAACGCAAACGCGACAAAGGCCGCCGACAATTTAAAAAAGGCCATCAACGATTTGTCAAACACCCTTGCAAAGGAAATCGCCAAACAACAATTGGAATTGAAATTCCAACCACAGTTGGCAGACGACCCGAAAACATTCCGGGACCGATTGAACCGCATTGAAGTTGAAACGGCCAAATCATTGGAGGCGTTCAACGCCGAAATGGACCAACGCGAACAACAGGCCAAAGCGGATGGAACGTTCACGGCCAACGCGTTGAAGTTTGCCGAAATTCGGGCCAATGGTGAAAAGATAATCCGAGGCGAAGCGCAAACAGCCATCACCAAATTGACCGTTGACGCGGAAACCGAACGAAACAATTTCATTGCCCAAGCCGCGCAAACCAACGCGGATTTGGTATTGCAACAACAATTGGACGCGGTTCGTGAATTGGAATCCGAGCGTTCACAATTGATTCAACAGTTGTCAGAAACCCAAAACGCTGAAGAACGGAACGCCATCAAATTGAAATTGAACGACAATTTGCAGGCAATACGCGAAGCCAATAAAAAGGCCGAACAATTGGAGTTGGCCGGAATTGAAACCAGACGTGTGGCCGCCGTGAACGCTGAAGGCGTGACCGCCGACGAAATCACGGCCATAAACGCCCAAGCCGAATTGGACATTTACAACACGGCCAAAAAATATTCCGACGCCCGCAAAAAATTGAATGGTGAGGAAGTTGATTCCGAGGCCGCGAATGCAGAAAAACGAAAAAAGCAAATCGAGGACGCGCAACAACAATTGATTGACGCGACCAAAGCCGCCGTGAATCAATTCATTGACGCCCAAATTCAACAGACGGACGCATTGATTGACCAACAGCAAAAACGCGTTGACGCCGCCCGTGACATTGCGGAAAACGGAAACGCCGAATTGTTGGAATTGGAACAAAAACGTTTGGACGATTTGACCAGACAACGCCAAAAATATGTCGAGGCGCAACAGGCATTGACATTGATTGAAATTGCCGCCAATTCAGCGTTGGCAATTGCAAAGGCCGCCGCCGCAGGGAATGGAGTGGCGACCGCGTTGACGGTTGCCGCCGCCGTGGTTGCATTGGCCGCAGGATTTGCACAGGCGCGCGCACAAGCACAGGCCGCCGCATCATTCGCCGTCGGAGGTTACACGGGCGATGGCGGAAAATATCAACCCGCCGGTATTGTGCACAAAGGCGAATTCGTAATCACCAAAGAAAAAACGCAAAAATATCGTCCAATTTTGGAGGCCATCCATGCCGGACGAAATCCAATGTTGGTCAAAGGTTTTTCCGATGGCATGATGGCCGTCCAAAACAAATCCATGGAATCGAAATTGGAGCGAATCGAAAAGGCCATCAAAGGCCAACGCGGTTTGGAATTGTCCATCGATGAACGCGGAATCAATGGCATCGTTTCGCGTTTGTCTTACAAACAACAGAGAATCAAAAACGCGGCGCGATGAAATCACCGATTGTCATAAAATTAAACGGAACAGTCATCACCGGGCGGATTGATGGCGTTGAACAATTCAACGTCACATGGCGCGAAAACGATGACGATGGCGGATTGGCCAAATCTTATTCGTCCGAATTGCGTTTTTACGATGACGGTTATTCAATTTTGAAAAGTCTGTTGATTGATGACCCGAATGGATTTATCAACGAGGTTGATGTTCAAATCTTTGACGAATGTTGTGGACGGTTGGTTTTTGATGGATTGATTTCCGGAAGTTCAATTGATTGGTGTGACCCGGAATGTTGGATTTCCGCGAGTGTGGTTGAAAAAAAAGAGGCTTTGAATTGCGTCAAATCAACGCTAATCACCGACGACCATGATGGTTTTTTGGACCAGGCGCAAAAAAAATTGAGATATTGCGTTGAACCGCGTCCGGAGTTTCTTTATGTTATTTTGTTTTACATCTACGGCGCAATAAATCTTTTGATTGCGATTGTCACCCTTGGAACGTCCGAAATATTCGGATTCATGGACAATTTCAAAGCGCGCATGATTCAATGCAATTGGTATCACCCGACGCCATTAGTTCGTGACTACATTCAAAACGTTTGTCGCAAATGCGGGTTGACATTCCAATCGTCCATTTTGAATGACCCTGGTTCACCTTATTTCGATTTGTTGTTGTTTTCGGCGCCGGTGCAAAAGGGTTATAAACCGAGCGAATCGGAAGCCAAATTGATTTCGCAGAATGTCCCAATTGAAACGTTGGACACATTATTCACCCGCCATTTGAATTCGATTTTTAACGCGAGATATTGGATTGTTGGCAACACATTGGTTTTTGAACGCAAAGATTTTTTCAGCAACACAACCCAATGGATTGATTCCGAACAATTGTTGAATGATGGCAGAATCGTTGACAACCAAATTTGTTTTTCATGGATTGACAAACCACAAAAGGCGTTCGCCATTTACAAATATTCGATGGACGCGTTTGACATCACATCGAACGAAGCCGGCGGACGATACGAGGACATAGTTGAATGGAATTCGCCGCCATCCGACAGGCAAAAGGACGCGTTGGAATTGACATTGGCGTCATCCAAATCACGTTTCCGCAATGACGCCGCCGGTCCGGATGTTTTGTTGGAGGCCGTCCAAATGAATTTCCTGTTTTTGATAACGTCATTCGGTTTCATCCAATCAACCAATGGAAATTTGTTGATGGCCAACCATACGGCGTCCAACTACAAATTCATCATTTGGAATGCAGGCAGTGGAAACGATTTCGCGCGCGCAAATTTCAACTATTCAACAACATTCACCGGCGGATTGGTCAATCGTCCATATTGGACACCAGGCGTGGCGGACCCGTTTATTTTGCCGGGCGCGGTCGTTCCCCCTGAAAATTTGTACAATTATCCAATGACGTTCAACGAGGACAACGAAAACAATTTGTACACGTTGTTTCATTACATCGACAATCCGAGGTTACCGGGAACCAGGTTGTTCAATTTCAATTTCACGTTTTCTTTCGATTGCGGGCAATTCGACGCCATTGATTTTTCAAAGTCTGTAAGAATCCGCGTTGGGAATTCCGTTAAATTTGGGGAAATCAAAGAACTACAAATTGATTTTGTGAAACGGACCATTGGCGTTTCCGGAATCGTTTAAAAATAAACAGAATGCCAAACAGAATTGAAATCATTGACGGCCTTTATGTTGACGGCAATTTGAACCGTCTGTTGTGTTGCGCCGGTGATGGATGCGGAACAAATGTTTCGACGTTCCAAAACACACATGGTTCGGATTTGAATGTTGTCAGTTTTTTGATTGACACAACCGGTTCGGGCGTCACGGTGACATTGACGGCCATTGATGGGTTGCCACCGTCGTTTCCATTTTTGGTTCCTAATGGCGGAACATTTACGATGGAATTTGAGGTTTGTTGGGACGGCGTGACGTCGCCATTGGGTCCATGGATTGGTCGATTTGATACGTTCGAACATGCACCGGACACACCTTATTCGTTCGACATGGTTTGCACAGATTCAAGTTATTTGGATTGGTCAACCTTATCATTGGATTTCGTTGACGCCCCGGTTGGCGTTCCAACCACACAAACAATTTTCGCCAATCAATCGATGTTGTTTTCGTCACTTTATCCGTTGACGATTTCCGGATGTACGGGCGTGACAATCACCCCAAATCCGATGGTCATCACCCAAGGCGTCGGAACATCATTTGACGTCACATGGACGCCGGCAACAGTTGGAGAAACGTTGTCATGTTCGATTGATGACGATTGCGGCGGTTCGTTTACGTTGACCGGAAATTCGGTTGCATTGGAGTGTGAAAACTGTTTGTGTTGCGTGGACATCACCGTCAAAACCGAGAACGGATATTTGCCGGATGTTTCGGGTTTATGCAATGACGGGAATTTGTATTCGACCGCGTCATTTTTGGAGCGAAAAACGGTTGTGTTTTCCCTGGTTTATCCATCCGGAATCAATTCCCAATGGCAATTGCAGTTCAACCCCGGTTTGTTTTTGAGGTTGTGTGATTCGCCATTTGTTCCCGGTCAATTGTTGCCGGCAGGTTACACAATCACATATCTTCAAAGTTTCATGCCGGATGGCGTGGCGCAACCAATGTCATTGACCGGAACCGCAGGAAACGCGGCAAACCGTAAAAATTGGGAATGTACATTCACGCCATTGAACGCCGCATTGGGAACGTTCCAAATTGAGTTGACGTTTTTCAATCTTCAGGATTTGGAAAATTTCATCACGCCAACATCATGGGACAATTTGGGCAAATTAACGCGCAACACGATTTCAGCGCCAACAGATTGGACCAATTCAACGCCGTCGGTTTATAACGCCAACAAAGTGATTTCCGGGGCGGTCATGGTTGTGGACCCCAATGTTTTGGATGAAAATTTCAATTTCACGCGTTGTCAGTTTGTAAGTTGCGCCAATTACACGGCGCGTTTTTATGACCTTGGATTGTACAATCAACCATCCGAGTTTTTGAACCCAACATGGGAATTGTCGCGCAACATTGGACCCGTGACCGGATTGTCCACATTGGAGAAAACAAACGTTCGTTTCAAAATCACCATTCCGGGAATATATGGAGCCGGTGAACCGGTTTGCATTTATCACCTGTTTGACGTGACCAATTTTGACAACACGGTTGATTTTTTAACGTCATCCGATTCATCGCGTTTCCGCGTGGCGGGTTATGGCGGAACGGGCGTGTTGGACAATCATTTGGTTCGTCCTGGTTCGGTCGCCAATGTTTCGGGTGAATGGTTTTTCAATTTGTACGTTGGAACGACCGTCAACCCGTCGTCACGTTACCGCATGGCCGCCATCGTTTACGATAGCGATGGAACCATGGTCAACACGTTTTTGTCAAATGAATGGCGCGTTCAAACCATTCCGGATTTCGATTGCGATTGCGAATTGGACATCAATTCAACATTCCAACAATATTGGCAGAACACCGCCGCGAACGCGTTCCAACCGAGCGCCAAAGAACGAATTGGCCAAACGTTGAACATTGACGGCGGACCGTTCGTTGACTGTTTGGAAAATTGGGGATACACAGGCGATTGGAGGGATTTGATTGGATTCGTTCGGTTGAACATATACAAACGCCAAACGGGTTTCCCAAATCCGCCACAAACAACGTTTTTCCAATACGAAACACATATTTCATCGCGCGACGTTGGATTCGCCGGGAATTTCAACAACCAGAACAACATGATTGTTTTGGACAATACAACGGGCGGATTGGACGTGACGATTTCAAATCGCCGCGTTCGTTGGCAGAACATTCCTTTCAATTCCGGAATCGTTCAAACAGCCAACACCGCGTCATATATGAACCGAGTTTCCGCCGGGGCCATGTCGTCAACGTACATCGCCACAGCCGGCGCCGTCGATTCATGGATTGGATACGATGTGTTTTTTGAATATACCATCACATTCAATTTGGCGCCAATTACGGGTTCGCCATTCCTTTGGAACATCGTTCGGGCGTTTCCGGTCCGGGCCATTGATTTCGAACCATTTTCAGGGTTCGGAAATTATTTGAGCGACGTCGCCATTTATGGCCGAACATCATTGACCGGAGCATGGACGGAATTGGACGGCGAAATTTGTTTCAAAGATTTCGCGCAAATCCGTTTGGTTTACCAGGCGGACCGCGAAGGGAATTTCATATTTTTCGCAGAACCGGCGCCGTTTGGTTTGCCTGTATTGCAGGAAAACAACGAGGTTTCATCGCCACAGGCATTGACACAATTGACATCGCCATTGGTTGTGAGCATGGACACCGTTTTTGACCCGGCGTTGTTTACGGCTGAAGTGATTTTGGACGCGCAACAGATGACCGCAGACAATTATTTGTTTTGTGGTTATATCAGTACACCGGAGGCGCCGACAATATGTGAACGATTTGTTCAACATCGTCGAAATGGCGGAAGCGGCGTTGGCGTTCCGTCGGTTACGCAATACGGAATTGACTGTATTGTGAATTTCATTGGAACGAATTTTGGATATTTATGGATGTGGACGACGACAGGTTTTGAACCGAACCCAATTCCGGGCCAAACCTATGTTTTCGAATGGTCGTTCGCATCACCAACCACCGCAGTTTTGGAATTTTGGTTTGGCCAACATTCAAACGCCGGAACGCCAATCACATTGCCAATCGGTTCAACGTCCGGTTCACAATCGGTCGTTTGGGGCGCGTCAACGGCGGGCGCGTGGACAATGGTTAAACCAATTGGCCCGGTTATGACCAACACGGCAACATTTAGGATTGGCAACACATTATGTCCATAATTTGAATTATCTTTGAAACATGGAATTGTTCAATTCATATGCCATCGGAAATTCGCTTTTTTGTGATTCAACAACGGCGCCAACGTTTCCCGAACCCAATTCACGGGTTCTTTGTACGGAGTTGGAAAACTTTTGCGCGGTTGGATGCGGTTCGTTAGGCGTGGACAATGGATTGATTTTGTGTTCCACATTAGATTCGTGGAATTGTAATTTGTGCGCGAATGACGTTCCATTTTGGATTCCATTCGAAACCGGTGACACATTCGATTTTCAATTTCAACAGCCAAACAAACTTTCTGTTGGATGTGAAAACGGATGGTTGCCGTCAGATTTGTTAAGCCCGACCAATTACGCGTTCGCAACATTTGAAATCCGTTCATGTTGCAGTGATACGCCGTTGGAGGTTACAAACGAAATATTCGCCGCCATTGCGCCGGAACATTACGTTGGATTTTTCAATTCAACAGATTATTCCGGGAATGTGACCCAACAATCCATTCAACAAATCCGTTTTGATTTGAACGCGATTGCCACATATTTGGTTGGCGAAGGTTTGGAACCATGCTTTTATTTCAAATTCACGTTCACCGGTTCGCGTGAATGTTTGGGAGAATCGGAAATTGAACAATCATTTTATTCCGAGCCATTCAAAATGATTCCATGTTCGGACGGAGAAAAAACACAATTGGTTGAATCCATATATCCGCGAACGGATTGTTTCGGTTCGTATTATGGAACCAATTTCGAACCGGGAATGGGCGGTTCACAGCCATTCCAATATTCAAACAGAATCCGCGTCCCTGGTTCATTTGAACGAACCAATTTCACCATCACCAAAGAAACGATTGGGGCAACATTGCGGACAACCGCCGCGCAATATTGCGAAACCTGGTTGATGAGGACGGCGAATGTTCCGGAGGTTTACACCAAATATTTGGTCAACCTGTTGACCGGACGTGACGTGTATGTCAACGGAACCGAATATCAAATCCAAGGCGACATCGCCAAAAACAACGAAACGGGTTCACAATGGTTTTTGGAAATCAATTTCGAACGTTGTGAATGCGACAAACCATTGACGTGTGAATGATAACGATTGAAAACATATCGACCGCGTTGTCGAGCGAACAATATAAACCGAAAAATTGGGACCATTGGAACCAGGTTCGGACAACAATGTTCATCCATACACGGGGAAAAAACCCCGGTGAAATTTTGACGTCACGTCGTCCCAACGAGGACCCCGACGTTCAAAAGTATCGTTTGAGCATTTACGAACCAATCACCAAAGGTTCCATGAACCGGGCGATTGATAAGTTGTTCCGGATATTCCAAAACGCCAATTTTTCAATTTCCGTTTCCGACGAATTGAATACATATTTGACAGAACGGAAATTTGATGGCCAATATTTTTATTCGTATATCCAAAAATTTGTGGTTCGCCGCATGATTGAGGACCCGAACGGATGGTTGGTTTGGATTCCGGTTGGCGAAGGGTTGACCAATCCATCGGTCAAAGTTGACGTGGAACCCCTGTTGATTATGTCCGACCACATCAAAGTTTTGGAACCAGGACTTTTGACATGGCGTTCACCGGATGAATTTTCAAACATCATGGTGAACGGCAAATTGCAACAGACCGGCGCCGTTTTTTATTCATTGACGGACACCGAGTTTTTGAAACATACCCAGGTCGGACAATCCATTGACAAAAAATTTGAAACGGTTGTCATATACCAACACAACATTGGAGCGATTCCGGGCGTGATATTGGGCGGCGATTTGACGGATGAAAACTTTTTTGATTCCTATTTTTCCGCGTTCGTTCCATTTGCCAATGAAGCCATTCGCCAATACAGCGATTGGACCGCAGTGATGACCACATCCGCGTTTCCGTATCGCGAGGAAATTGCAGAAAATTGCAATGGTAAGGGTTGCCGCGATGGTATTGTGTACAATCACGAATCCGAGGAACATGAAACGTGTGGCATTTGCAAAGGAACCGGACGCGTGATTTCACGTTCGCCATTTGGCGTTTTTTTGCGTGAAAAATCAAATCCGGCGTTGGGCGTCGATGGTGATGTCAACGGGCCAATGATTCGTTTCATTTCGCCGGATGTGAGCATCATTGAATATTCGGGACAGGCATGGCAAACCCTTTTGAAAAAGGCTGAAGAATCGTTGCATTTGAACGTGATTGACGAAAGTCAATCCGGAGTGGCCAAAATGATTGACCGCGAAGATTCGTTTTCGCAGTTGACCAAAATTTCCAACAACATATTTGACGAAATCATTTTCAAATCGTTGTTGTTCATTGAAAAATATCGGAATGTCAACGAGCCAATGAACCCGGTCATCACCAAGCCAATTTCGTTTTCGATGAAAACCGAAGACGATTTGATTGATGAATTGAACAAGTTGACAGACAAAAACGCCCCAATTGCGTTTCTGGTTGAATCAACCAAAGATTTGGCCCGCAAACGTTTTTCAGGCAACAAATCCGTTTCGCGTATGGTTGAAGTGTTGGTGAGTTATGACCCAATTTTCCATTTGAACACAAAGGACAAACAAATGTTGTTGGCGGCGGGTTCCATCAAACGTGACGATTTGATTCGTTCGTTGTTTGCTTACAAAACATTGATTGGAGTGACCGCAGAATTCGGAACCGAATTTTTGGAAAAACCATTGGGCGAAATATTCGCAGAATTGGACCGCAGAATCCAACCAACGATTGATTCGTATGTCACCGCCCAATTGATTCAAACCGCGTAAACAAACCACATGGAATTCGATGACAAAGTCATTGCCATAATCCGCAAACAGGACAAAACCGTTTCCGCAGCGAATCAAACTTTTTTTGATTCATTGCCGGCAACAGAACAACGGATTTTCGCGGCGTTGTCCAAACACGTCCAAAAGTTTTCGAGCGATGGTGAACGTTTTGTGTTCGATGACGGGAATGTCCTGTTGACCAACCAGGTCGAAAAAATCATTTTGGAAGCCATTCAGGGTTCCACATATCCAAAGGATGTCAACGGGTTTTTGCGGAATTTTGAAACCATCAAAGAGTTTAGTTTTGAAATCCATCGCGACATAAATGATGTCACCAACAGTGAATTCCGGAAAATTATTGACCCGGTGCAAAGAAATATTGTCGAAGAAACGTTGACAGGATTAACCGGCGCCGGAATGTCAACAAATTTCATGGCGCCAATCCGCACGGGAATATTCCAAAACATCGTCGCGGGTTCAACAAAAGCAGATTTGGAAGCGTATTTGAGGCGCTACATTTTGGGAACGCCGGAGGTTGACGGGACGTTGTCTCGCTACGTCAAACAGGTCAGCCGGGACGCGTTGAATCAATTTGATGGGCAGGTGAACGCGAAGATTGCGAACGAATTTGGATTGGACGCATACAGATACGTTGGTTCATTGATTGAAGATTCACGGCCACAATGTCGCCGTTGGGTTGCAATGGGCGTGATTCAGACAAAGGATTTGCCGGATGAAATCGCATGGATGAACGCCAATGGCACCGGAGCCATTCCGGGAACATCGCCGGAAACGTTTTCCATCTACCGGGGCGGATACAATTGTCGCCATTCGGCCATTCCATTCAAATTGACCAAATCACAACGGGAAAAGTTAAATTTGACCGAAGAAAAACAACAGATTGAAAAATCGGTTGAACGCGCAAGCGCTGAAATCGGAACACCGAGAGCGTCAAAAGACATCAAAAATTTGTATTCATATATAAGTAAAAAAACGCCGCAAGAATTAGTTGGATTGCCCGGATTGCCGGAAATTCTTTTTGAATATTCAGACAATGGACGTGTTTTTTTGACAAACGGAGATAGTTTTTATGTGCCAAATCCGGGAAAAGCCGGTTTTGTACAATTGGGTTTTTCAAACAAAAGATATGAAGACAACAAAGCCGGAAAATTAAAAGTGGCAATCCATGAATTCGCACATCGGACACATACAGAAAGAAAAAAAATTTTTGAAAATAAGGTTGATGGACGAACTCAATCAATTGACATGGACCCAGGAACGGAAAAATATTGGAAAAAAAGCGTCAAAGCATTTGACGAAAAAATTGAAGAATTCAAAAATTCGGAAAAAAGCGCGGAACCATTATTTTTGATTGCAAAGTATAAAAAGAAATTTCCACAGTACACAATAGATGAATTGGCAGAATTTGCGGGTTCATATTCCGACACAATTATGGCCGTTTCGAAAACACAGTTTGGAAGCGGACACAGTTATCCATATATGAGAGATTATGACGGAGGCCGTTCAAAAATGGAATGGTTCGCACATTCTTTTGAAAATTATTTTCAAGGGAATCCAATTTTTCAATCGGAATTTCCGGAATTGTATGAAATCATGAATGATTATGTATATGAGGAAATTGTTTTGCCGTACACACCAAAAGACTTATTAAACTAATGCCAACAACAGCCACATTTGAAAAAACATTATTTGCATACTTGACAAAATTTCCATTGGCTGAAAATCCAATGATTTGGTTTGATGTTGTCGGTTTCGCATCATTATTCAAATACATGGAAACGTCCATTGCAAATGGACAACCATTGGAATTTCAAACCAGGGAAGAAAATATTTTGGACGGATACATCGTGAAAATGGGTGGACAAGAAATTTGAAGAAAATGGAATTGAACAAACATTTGGAATTGAATGGTTTGAATCGTCATTGACCGGCAAACAATTGGCAGAATTGAAATAAATTGTATATTTGACCAAAGAAATCACAAATGACCCAAAAAATCCGCATTCAGAACGTCAAAACGGGCAAAATTGCCGAGGTGACACAATTCGCATGGAACACCCTTAAAAAGGGCGGCAAATCGAAATTCTATGAAATATTGAACAAACCATCCGAGCCGGTCAAATTCAGCGCCCCAACAATCACCAAACCGGTTGTCGTTGAACCAACCGTTGAACAATCGGAACCAGAGGTTGACGACCAGGACGACGCGATTGACGAAATCGAATCCAATGGCGTGGAATCCAAGCCGGTGAAAAAAGGACGTAAACCAAAAAATTAACAGACCATGACCAACATTGAAAAATTTTTGAAGAAAATTGGCGTTCCATCCGAGGCCATTACAAAGTTGAACGGCGATGACCAGGAATTGAATGTCGATGACATCGCCGCAGAATTCCAAAACATCCAACGCGACGTTTTGAAAAACAATCCGGATTTCATCGGTTCCGTTCGCGGCGAAGTAAAAGGAACCGAACTTTCGAAGATTGAACAAAAAATCAAAAAAACGTTTGGTTTATCCGCTGAAGATGTAAAGGACAAAAAATTCGACGACATCATTGGAATCGCGTTTGATAAGATGACCAAAACGGCGGGCGCCGGCGCTGAAGAATTGCAAACGAGATTGATTGAGTTGACCAACGAGAACAAACGTCTGGTTGATGAAATCATTCCGGCAAAGGAAAACGAAGCCAAACAGGCCATCAAATCATTCAAACGCGAATCGTTCATCCAATCCGCCATCGCCAAACGTTCGTTGATTGTTTCGGCGGATGTCGTCAAACCCGCCGTTCAAAGTTATTTGGAATCCAATTTCAATGTTGACGTTGATGACAACGGCGAATTGGTTGTCAAGACCAAAAATAATTTGAACCCGTTGAACAACGATGGAACGAAAATCGTTACCTTTGACGAAATATTGGACGGCCATTTGTCGACGTTGGGCGTGATTAAACAATCCAACGGAGGCCAAACGCCACCCAAACCAGGCAATGGAGCGCCAACGCCATCACCGGTTCCAAATGGAGCCGAACCGGCCAAATATCAATTGGCAGGAATGGCAAAGGCCCAAGCGAACGCCGCATCATTGCAGACAATGAAGGTATTCGGAAACGAATCCAAATAAACCGGGCCGTCGGGCCGTAAACGAATCACCGGGTTGATGGCGAACCATAAACGCCAACCGGGGAACCGACCCAAATTCGGAAATGACCGCCAACACGGCGACCATTTTTGCGTTTGGGTTTTTTGTTGCCCAAAAAATCACATCAAAAAATCAATTTAAAAAATTAAAAAAAATGGCATTTACACAGGGACTTTGTCAAAAATTGCAAACCGATTTGAACGCGGTTGCCGGGATGAACGCACCCGCATTGAAGCGTGACCGCGTCGGATATTTGGACGCGTTGATGTCTGAAGAAAACCGCATGGGTTTTGAAGCGATTCCAATTCCAACAAATGGAAAAAATCGTTCGGTTCAGGTAAATTACATTCAGCGTGGAAACGCGGATTCTGTTAATCTAACATGTACCGCATCATGTGATACGGACCAGGAAATTTCACCGCTTGAAACAATCGTTTCAATCACCGAGTGCATCGAAACCAAAGGAATGTTGTTTTCAGAAGACCAGATGCGAAAACTTTGTGAGGCGGACGCGGTTTATGTTTCCAACGTTATCATGGCGCAAATGAACGCGATGAACACGGCGTTGAACAACCAATTGTTGGCGGAACAATCAACAAACTTTGGAAAATTCAGCGATGGAACAACCCAAAAGGACATCCAATTGTTTGAGGCGACATCCAACGCACCGCGCGGAATTGCGGCGGCCCAAATCCGTCACGAATACGATTTGACCGGTGCATCCGGAGCGCCAATGATAATTGGCGGCGGAAACTTTGATTTGTACGCGAAAACGCAACAGATTGCGTGTTGCAATTCATCAACCGGAATGGATTTGAGCCGTTGGACGGATTATCGTTATTATAACGACCGTTTCGTTGATACTGTTATCGGAGCGAACGAATTCATCGTATTGGCACCGGGCGCGGTTCAACTGTTGACATGGAACAAATACGTTGGCGATTATGCAAAGCGAAACGACGTGTTCGAACATGGCACCATCACCGACCCATTCACCGGTTTGACATACGATTTAAAGGTTCACTATGACGATTGTGCCGACCAATGGTCAATCAAACTCCAATTGAATTGGGGCTTGTTCTTTATTCCGGCGAACGCGTTTGGCGTTGACGATTTGAACAACGGCGTGAATTATACATTCCATTTTGCGGATTGTTCAACAATTGTTGGTTGCGACTAATTCAAAAAAACTAATTTAAAAAAGTAAGAAAATGGCATTATGTACATCAGCATGCGCGCCGGCATTACCGCCCGCGCCATCATTGGGTTGCGGCGTGGCAACCCGAAACGGCGGAATTTCGAAATTGGCGTTTATCAAATGCGATTACACGTTTGACGATGTTGGCGACCGCGACGAATGGATTGCGGCGATTGCATCCGGCGACGTTGTTTTGACCGGTTTGATTTTGGGCCAAAAGGCAAAAGGAACGTTCACCAAAAAACGCGTTTCATCTTGCAGTCCTGAATCAATCGTTGGCGGCGAAAAATCCGTGACGTTCCAAGATTACAACGGCGACCCGGACGATTGTACCGATATCACATTTTACAATCAAATCCAATTGAACGCCCCGTTGTATCAATTCGGATACTACACATGTGACGGATACTTTTATGGACCAATCACATCGTTCACGATGGAGGTTGACCAGGTTATCGAGGACAACAACACCGGTTCAATCTACTTTGATGGAACCGTGAGTTGGAACGCCGTGACCATGCCATGTGGCGTGGCCGTGAATTTGGATGGAATCTAATTCGGTCCAATGTTGAGTCATAAAAAGCCCGACCAACGTTCGTTGGTTGGGTTTTTTTTTTAACTTTGAAAAAAATAAAAAACCATGGCGTTTGTTTTTGACAATTGTTTGATTCCACAAGGTAGCGGAACGAATTTGATGTATGGTGATTGTTGTTGTGAATTCAATTGCACAGTCACAACAACCGAGGCCGTTGTTTTGGATTCATTGACGGGCGGATTTGTGAATGAATTATTTGTGTTGTCATCAGCGCCAAAAATTTACATTGGCGCCGTTTTACAAACTTTTCCGTTGGTATTGGCCGCAAATGACACATTTGAAATTCAAATGGAAATTTGCGCGTCCGGAGCCGAAAACGATGACACATTGAAATTGACATTTATTGATGAATTTGTCAATCAAACCGATTTCAACTTTGATTTTTTGGCAATTGATTTGTCAACGTCTGTCAGTCCAACGTCATTTGGATTTGGGAACGTCAATGTTGGTCAAACCAAAACATTGGAATTTCAAATTGAAAACCCAACAATCGGATGTTGTTATGGATACAATATTTCAACAACATGTCCGGAATTTGTTATCACTCCGGACGTTTCAAACACCATTTGTCCGGGTGAAAAACAAACCGGTTTCAAATTAGATTGGATTCCGTCCGCAGTTGGTCCAATTGATTGCACCATCACAGTAACGACCGATTGTCAAACGTTTGATTTTCCCGTCACAGGAAATGCCATAACGCCACCCGAACCACCGTCCGGAGGCGGAAACCCGGTTTCGCCAAAACGAACCGTTGTCGATTGTCCAACGTCCGATTGTCGATTGGCAAATCCACAACCAGGATTCGCGCAAACCACCAAAAATTCCATCAACCAAATTTCACGTGTAACGCGTCCAAAAGGGGGCGCCGGGCGTGGAACAAACTTTCGATAAAAATGATATACCACCGCGAAAAAATCGAACAATCGGCGGACATTCTACATTCTGCCGTTGTCACATTATACAAAGCCATTCCGCCACATGATGTTTTCATCGTCGCCGCAGACGAAAAACACATTGACCGGATGAAACGAATGGAATCCGTCGCCAAATGCGCGTTTTCCAAACCATCATGGATTAAACAGGTGAACGAAAACAAAGGCGTGATTTTTACCATCACATCCGGAATGTTTCGCCGTAAAAATGACCGTCAAATCCGGGAGGCCATCGAATACACAAAGGCCGAAAACGAGGGTTTGACCGTTGACGTGATTGAGAATTCAAAATTTTCGGTTTTTTTCTTTGGCATAAAAACCAACAAAAAAACCAAAGATGTTGACGACGTTGAACCGGTTGAACCAATACAACCAGAACCGGAGCAATGAAACAACCATTCAAATATTTGATAATTCATTGCACCGCGACCAGAGAAGGACAAAACGTGACCCCGGATGACATCGTCCGTTGGCATACGTCACCGCCGCCGCAGGGGCGCGGATGGTCACGGGTTGGATATTCCGACATGATTTTGTTGGATGGAACGCGTAGAACGTTTGTCAAACATAATGGCGACAAATGGATTGATGACCGGGAAATCACTAATGGTGTCAAAGGCATCAATTCAATTTCACGTCACGTCGTTATTGTTGGCGGATTGTCAAAGGATGGTTCACGCGTCAAAAACACGTTGAACGACGCCCAATCACAAACATTGGCGTCCATCATTGACGAGGTCATCCGATATCAACCC